TTGGATGACATATCTAGAACAAGACAAAGATGTTCTGCGATATCAAGGACAAGCATTTACATGGATTGGGGTTGATGAACTCACACAGTATCCTACTCCTTATGCATGGGACTATTTAAGATCAAGACTTAGAACAACAGATCCTAAATTACCTATTTATATGAGAGCTACAAGCAATCCAGGTGGTCCTGGTCATATATGGGTAAAGAAAATGTTTATTGATCCTTCTCCTTTCAATAGAGCATTTGATGCTACGGATATAGAGTCTGGAAAAACTTTAAAGTGGCCGAAAGGACATGAAAAAGAAGGTGATCCTCTTTTTAGGCGTAGATTCATTCCTGCTAAGCTATCGGATAACCCTTATTTAGCTGAGTCAGGTGAGTATGAGGCAAACCTATTATCTCTACCAGAAGTACAACGGAAACAACTTTTGGAGGGATCATGGGACATAGCTGAAGGAGCTGCATTTAATGAATTTTCCAGAGATAAACATGTTATTCAACCCTATGACATTCCGAGGTCATGGAGAAAATTTCGGTCTTGTGATTATGGGTATAGTAGTTGGTCTGTCGTTTTGTGGATGGCTGCTAGACCTGATGGTAAGATCACGGTATATAGAGAACTTTATGTTCGTAAAAAAACTGCTGAAGAACTCGCAGATATCATTCTCGATATTGAGCATAAAGCAGGGAACGAAAATATTACATACGGAGTCCTCGACTCATCGTGTTGGCATCAACGAGGTCAAACAGGACCAAGTATCGCAGAAACAATGGTCCAACGAGGATGTAGATGGAGACCATCCGACAGGACCAAGGGAAGTCGCATAGCAGGTAAAAATGAACTGCATAGACTTTTACGAGTTGACGAAGATATGGGAGAAGCAGGTATAGAGTTTTTTGAAAACTGCACACAATTAATTGCAGAGTTACCTCAAATACCTTTAGACAAAAATAACCCAGAAGATGTCAATACGAAAATAGATTATGATCATGGCTATGACGCATTGCGTTATGGTATCATGTCAAGACCAGTGCCAAGGTCAGTGTTTGATTATAACCCAGAACATCAACCTAAAAAATGGCAACCATTCGATCAATCGTTTGGATATTAAAAGGATAAAATATGGCTGAAGAAGATATTAATTTAAAAGAAGCATTAGCAGATGATGAGGGACACACATTAGCTTCTTTTGTAGAATCTGCTTATGGTCGTTCTGAAGACGCAAGATACGATCAAGAAAGAAGATGGCTGACATCTTATAGAAACTATAGAGGTCTCTATGGTAGTGATAATCAGTTTACCGAAAGTGAAAAAAGTCAGGTATTTATTAAAGTAACAAAAACAAAGGTTATGGCAGCATATGGTCAAATAACTGATGTGCTTTTTGCAGGACAAAAATTTCCTATAGGCATATCTTCTACTAGAGAACCTGAAGGGGTAGCTGAGTCTTTACATTTTGATCCTAGTCAACCAGAACAAGCTCAGTCTCCTTATGGATTTCCTGGAGATGGTAATGAATTACAACCTGGTGACACTACTAAAATTTTAGAAGATAGAATAGGCGAAGCTGCTAAAATGTCAGAAGGTCTAGACTTAAAAGAAGGACCTGGTTTAGTACCTACAGCAATAACATTTCATCCTGCTGATATAGGTGCTAAAAAAATGGAAAAAAGAATTTTAGACCAGTTAGAAGAATCTTCTGCGTCTAAGCATTTACGATCTGCAGCTTTTGAAATGGCATTATTTGGTACAGGAGTGCTAAAAGGACCATTTGCTGTAGATAAAGAATACCCTATGTGGGAAGAAAACGAAGAAGGTAAAGTAGAATATAATCCAAAAATAGTTACTATGCCAAAACTTGAGTTTGTTTCTGTCTGGAATTTTTACCCTGATCCAGACGCTAAGAATATGGAGCAAGCAGAATTTGTAGTTCAAAGACATAAACTTTCAAACTCTGATTTAAGGGGGCTTAAAAAGCGACCATTCTTTAATAGTGAAGCTATTGATGAGTGTATAGAGATGGGCACTAATTATGTCCGTAAATGGTGGGAGACACAAGTTGAAGATGAAGATTCAAAAAGTTATAGCGTGGATAGGTTTGAAGTTTTCGAGTATTGGGGAAATATTGACAAAGAACTTGCAGAAGATGCAGGTCTTGACATCCCTGACGAATATGAAGACCTTGATACTGTCCAAATTAACGCTTGGGTGGGAAATGGTAAAATCCTTAGATTGGCGATTAACCCTTTCGTGCCTAATCGTATTCCTTATTTTGCTGCTCCTTATGAGCTAAATCCTTATAGTTTTTATGGTGTAGGTCTAGCAGAAAATATGTCAGACACACAACAATTAATGAACGGATTTATGCGTATGGCTGTAGACAATGCTGTACTAGCAGGTAATTTAATTTTCGAGATAGACGAAACAAATCTTGTGCCAGGACAAGATCTTGAATTATATCCTGGCAAAATTTTTAGAAGACAAGGCGGAGCACCTGGACAAGCATTATTTGCGACAAGTTATCCAAATGTATCAAATCAAAATATGCAAATGTTTGATAAAGCCAGAGTGCTCTCCGATGAAGCAACAGGTATACCATCCTTTTCTCATGGTCAAACAGGAGTTACAGGAACAGGTAGAACCGCAGCAGGAATATCTATGTTAATGGGAGCTGCACAGCTTTCTATTAAATCAGTTATTAAAAACATAGATGATTATTTGCTACAACCTTTAGGGGAAGCCTTTTATGCGTTCAACCAACAATTTGATTACGATGAAGAGATAAAAGGAGATATAGAGGTTAAGGCAAGGGGAACTGAAAGTTTGATGCGAAACGAAGTAAGAAGTCAAAGACTCATTCAGCTCATGCAAATCGGAAGTTCTCCAACATTAGCACCGTTTATAAAATTTCCAGTAATATTAAGAGAGATAGCACACGCATTTGATTTAGATTCTGAGAAGTTTGTAAATGATGAAAGAGAAGCAGTTAGACAAGCGGAGATAATGAAAGCAGCAGGTATGATGCCTCAAGCTCCTGCACAACAAGCTCCTCAAGAACAACAGCCGAAAGCTCCTGAAGGTGGAGGAGTTCCTGCAGGTAATGTAACAGGTACAGGAAATGGTAATATAGGACCTGCTACTCCTGCTGAACCTGAAATGCCAGAGTTTTCTGGACAGTCACCATTATTCCCTGAAGGTGTGCAATGATAAAAGACACAGCTAAAAAACTTTTACCTTGTGTAAATGATCCTAAGCATAACGAGGCTCTCAATCAATATGCTAATGAAAGGATAGATTCTTTAACAAGAAATCTGTATAGAGAGACGGACCATTGTAAAATACACATATTACAAGGTGCAATAATAGAGCTTCAACGACTGTTGACACTACGAGAAGAAGCTCAACAATCAGCCAAGGAGAGAAAATAATGGCAAACGAAAAAATAAGCCCTACACCATTAGTAGACAATAATCAAAGAAAAACTACTACTAATACGGTTAGACAAAATTTAGGGGATAAAGGTAGCAAAAAGATAGTGCCAGGTAAAGGAGGCATTAACCCTAAATATACAAAAGATTTAGCATTTGCAGATTCAACATCACATTTTAAAGAATTAAACAAACTTCAAAATAATCCACGCTTTGTTGGTGCAAAAGCAGGAGGAACAGTTATGCCTTATAGGCGTGCTCAAGAAGGTAATATGGGACTACCATTAGGAGGTATGCCACCACCACCCCCTGCACAAGATTCTGTATCACCAGAAATGGCAGAAGAGGCTAAAAATTTAGGTATAGAAGTAGCACCACCAGGAGCTACAGCAGAAGAAGTAGCAGATGATCAATTAGTATTATTATCTGAAGGAGAGCTTGTAGTACCTGCTAATGTAGTTAGATTTCATGGACTAGCTCAATATGAAAAAATGAGAAAAGCTGCTCTTGCAGGTTTAGATGAAATGCAAGCTAATGGTCAAATAGTTAGCACACAAGAAAATCCAATGCCAGAAGGTTTAGTAAAACCACAAGAATAAATGCCAAACCAAGCTTTTCAAAACTCATTGCGTAGTAAATTTAGTGCGTCTTTACACAGTAAGGATAGAGATAAATTTGTTGCGTCTTTGAGAGAAGGCGGTACGGTAGAAGACAAAAGCTACCTACAAGAAACTTTATCTAATGTAGTACCTAGTGGTAAAAAACTTTTAAAAGAAACAGCAGATATGATTATGAATCCCATAGATACTGCAAAAAGTTTATATCAATTAGGTTCTGGTGTAGTACAATTAGCTATACCTGGTGAACAAGGAAACGAAGATATAGCAAGAGCTGCAGGTCAATATTTTGCAGATAGATATGGCTCTTTAGAAAAAGCAAAAGAATCTTTTAAAAATGATCCAGTTGGAGTAGCTACAGAAGCATTAGGAGTAGCTGCAGGCGGAGCAGGATTAGGTAAATTAGCAGTTAAAGGAGCAGTTAAAGGAGCAGGTAAAGCAAAAAGAGCTATTGATAGAGAAATAGAATTAAATGCAATTAAAGATAATCTTAAACATGGAGATATGGGAGGTAATATTTTAACAGAATCTACTCGATTAGATATAAGTTCTTTTAATCCTAAAACCCCTCATTTTAAGAGAGACGCAAATAAACCTGTAGACGAATTTCTTGAAAATATTCCTCTTAGTTTAACTACAGATACAAAATATGCTAAAAGCTATACTTATGGTAATGGTTTTTTATATGAGATAAATGTTACTAAACCTGTATTAAGAAAATTGTTTGATTATAAAAATCCTGACCATATTAAAAAATTTAAAAAACAATACATAAAAGATATAAAAGATCCTAATAATCCTGTTTCTAAAAATTATATATTAGCAGAAAAAGATGCTAAAGGCTTTGTACAAAAAGATCCTAATGTTATGTATGATATTAAACGAACAGCAAAAGATTATGAAAATATAGCAGACGATCTTGTTGAAACTTTAAAAAACTCTAATGAAAATTATTTAGTAATGGAAAACCCTTTTGTTACTCATACTTTAAAAAAATTAAAATACAAAGGAACATGGCAAACAGAGGCTAGAGATCTTGCGGATACTGGTACTAGTAAATTTACTACTTATAGACAGATACAATTATTTAATGGTAAAGACGCTAACATAAAAAAAGTTTATAATATAAACTCAAATGAAATGACTCCTAGATTGTATAAAGGCGGTATACCTACAGCAGCTACAGGAGTAACTAAACAAAGTCCTGAAGAAATTGTGGTAAAAGGAACTAAAGAAGATCCTTTTTCTTATGGTAATAGTTTGTTTTCTCCTTCAGGTATTTTTGGTAGAGGTTCAGGTGCAATACATCCAGAAAGCCCTGATTCTACTTTTAGTCCTGACACTCGTGGTTCAGCTATGATGGAAGACGATGAAGGCTATGATGAAGCTTATAATTATTCTCAAGAAGCAAAAGAAAACGAAGAATTTAATAAAAAATATGATGAATATGTAATTTCTAAAAATCAATCTCTAGAAGGAAAATACAGTGTAGCAAATTATGTTAATACAGATATTATAAATAAAACAGTTAAAGAAACGGATGTAAGTAAAACAGATGCTTATAGTATACTTTTTGGAGAATCTAGTGGGGGACAATTTTCACACTCTTCTGGAATTGCAAAAGGAGGGCTACAATTAACTCTTAATGGTTTTATTGGAGGAAAACAACACACAAAAGAATATAGCTATACACCAGACAGAAACACAGAAAAAGCAAAATACGATGCTTTTATAGAAAATGCAAAAGATGATTTTTCTCAATTAAGTGATGATGATGCTTTATATTACTCTATACAATATATGGATAAAATAAAAAAGGGTTTTCCAAATAAGTACGGTAGAGATGCTACCTTAAAAGATATAGCTATTATTTACACAAAAGGTCCTGGCGGAGCTACAAAATTTATAAACGATTATTCTTTATTAAATAAAGCAGAAAATAGTTTATTAAATACTTATGTAAATAATGTATTAGAAACAGCAGAAAGTATAGAAGGTGTTCCTGAATTACAAGAAGGTGGCACACCTTGGGGAGGATCTACAGGAACAATATATGAAGAACCTTCTGGTCCAAAACCTTTACAACAACAAACCATAGCTAATTTTGGCATGGATTACAAAATTTAAGTAGTAATACTACTTAAACCTAGACAGTAATGTCTAGTATATGGCTACCTACTAACCCCTAGCAATAGGCAACTGAGTAGCCCCATTAAAGGAGACAATTATGTCAGAAACTAATGAAGAAGTCAAAGTCACCAAAGACGAAAAAACAGGTGACACAATAATGAAGAAACCAACTCGTTATGCGAGAACAGAACCTACAGCACAAGAACTAGCTGCGGAGGAAGAACTTAAAGCGAGAGAAGAAACTTCAACAGAGGAAAATACACAGGAAGTAGAACCTGAAGGTGCTGAAGAAAAATCATTTAAGAAAAGATATGGTGATTTACGCAGACACTTGCAAAAAACTACAGAGGATAAAGATAAAGAAATAACAAAACTGAAAGAACAACTTTCAGCAGCAACTAAAAAAGAAATTAAATTACCTAAGACAGATGATGAAATAGATGCTTGGGCAAAAGAATATCCAGATGTTGCAAAAATTGTTGAAACGATTGCTATGAAAAAAGCTGCAGAACAAAGCAAAGACATAGAAAGCCGTTTAAACGCTTTATCTGAAAAAGAAAGAGCAACATCAAGAAATAGAGCAGAAGTAGATTTATTGTCATATCACCCTGATTTTGAAGAAATTAGAGATGATGAAAAATTCCATGATTGGGCAGCTCATCAGCCAAGTCATATACAATCAGCTCTTTATGATAACGAAACAGATGCTTATGCAGCAGCTAGAGCTATTGATTTATATAAAGCAGATATGGGAGTATCTAAAAAGAAGAAAACTTCTAAAAAAGATGCTGCTAAAGCTGTAACCACTAAAGGTTCAACAACTACTCCAGACAGTGTTTTATCTGATGCAGATACTATATTAGAATCTGAAGTTGCAAAAATGTCAGCAATAGAGTATGAGAAAAACGAAGATATTATACACAAGGCTATCAAGTCAGGTAAGTTTGTGTATGATGTTAGTGGAGCAGCAAGAGCTTAACTGCTTGACAAATTACTATTTTTGTGTATGTATAGTGCAATACACATTCGTGTAGACCAGAATTTTATATTCTCTACTCTACAATTATCAAACGAAATTCAACTCAGGCTACCTGATGTTATGGCCCTTGGCAAAGATACCCATAGTACCCATCAGCCCTTACGATGTCGAGTTATCGTTTGTTGGCCCTTAATTATATTATAGGAGATACAAAATGGCCTTTAAAG